ACCTTATGCCATTCCCTGATTATGAGATAATGACGGGTCAGAATGTTGGACTTGGTGACACTGGAATTGATGCAGAGGTAATTACACAGGAAGGTAACAAACTAGCAACACTGCGTGTTAGACTGTTCGAGAATACCTACCAATCAAAGCCAGAACATCCTATTATAGATATTGACTACGTCACTTCTCATACAGGGCAAGTGTATGATAGGATTATTACACAGGGTGATGTACACTCCAATGTGGAGTTTAAGGATTATAGGATAGATGATGCCATAGTTTACTTTCAAGAGACATTTGGTGGGGTGGCAACCCTCAACGTGACCTCGACAGGTATCGAGTTCTTCGATATTCCAGGAACGACTGTTCTTGGTAGATCAAACACGGGTGTTTATTCTTCATGGACTTCCAACACTGATTTGGAGCCAATCGGAGAGACGAGATACAGTACATCTGCTTTTAATGTTATGACAATCACGACTGATCAGTCGTCATTTGTCTTTGCAAACGGATTTTCAAATTCAGATCCAACTTATCCTGACTCACGTATTGATGTAATGGAACTGGTCAGAACAGGTATGGCACCTGCTGATCAGATGTTTGTATACGCACTTAATCCCAATGGTATGACCAAGGCAGAACTGGTTGGTGTCCTTGATCTTGAGTCAATCGCATATTTTGTACAAGAGGATTACGATAGTAGATCAGAAGATGATTTCTTTTTCTTATCTGAAGAAGATCCTGATGGTGATGATAAGTTCGTCGCTGAGGGTGATTCAGTTGTTCTCAAAGTTTTATTTGATGAAGATACTGCTGATCCATTCTTCCCAGGTCAAACAATGGAAGTACGGGATGCTGCAAATACCTTTATCATGCAGTTTGATGCGACCCTTGTTTCGGATTTTCGTAAAATGGGTACTGATGGTATTATTTCAGTTCCATACCTTGCGACCAACTCGATTTTCGATATATCAATCCTTGACCCAGGGTCAGATTACGGTATAGACTATTTGCCAGTGGCGGATACGAACACCTTCGGAAATCAAAATGCCATTCTTATACCACACCTGACTGGCACAATCAAGTATGAAGGTAGGTGGCTCGGGTACGATGGTATGCTTGATTCCCCGATGCAGGTACAAGACTCATACTACTGGCAAGACTTTTCATATAGCATACGTTCAGGTTTTGAGATATCAGTTTATAGGGATATGGTCAAACGACTTGTCCATATCGCAGGCACACAACTGTTTGGTGAACTTCTCATTACAATCAACGTCGATGCTCAGATGTTCTCAGGTGGCGAGTATGGTGGCAAATATAATCCCAACTACCTTATTGATGCCAACTCACACACCATGGGACCATTTGGTGGCCCATTCCAGGACAGACCCTTCTTCAATCTTGAGAGGGAGTTTTTATATACAGGACCAGATGGTACGGTAAGTCCATTCGCCAAAGGTGAATGGCAGGCAAATACTGAGGACCAGTATGCACATATTGACGGTCGTCTCAGAGACATGCAGATAAATCATGAACCAATACCTCATGATAATTTATTCTATGCTAATGGGCAACCTGTCACCTATGTAGTTACCCCAGGTAAACGATACAATAATCCTAAGTTGAATGAACTGATGGATAGGTTCATCGTTGAGAATCCTTCATTGAGACCAGAAGGTTTATTGATGGAAGAGCAGTCGACTGGACCAGGGGTATCAGATTATATTTACAGTGAATTCAATGATGTTGAAGTTAAGAATCAGTTCTTGCATGGGCAACGGATCAACTGGACTGAGTTCAGAAGGATGCGTGAGACAGGTGAGATCATTTGGGTTGACTATTCATTAGATGCTCCAAGGGAAGGTTTTGACTATCAGGTGCCTGATGATAGTTTTGAGGGTGCATGGTATCGAGTTGATCTTGAAGGCAGTCATCTTATCTGCGAAGAGTCAACTGGATTGCATGGCATCATCACAGAAGAATCAAACCAAGACTTATATTTCCCACTGGAGGAGTACAATCCTGTGGCAGTCAATGGTGCAACAATCATTTCACAAATCACCAACTCATCTGAGGTTCAACTATTTGGAATGGACTTTAACTTTAACCACTTTGATGGTATCAAAGTAGGCCAAGAGGTTGAACTTTCATTTACAGGTTTTGAGCCAAGGTATAAAGACTCAGGTTACAACATTGAAGTCTTACCACCTTTTGATGAGCATCAGGTTGCAGTTGAACCTTCCTACGAAGAGTTCCGTGGACAGATGTTAAATCCATCATTGTTTACACCAAACTCAGGTACACAAGGACAGTTTACTTGGTCCTTTGGTAATGCCTCTCAGATTTCATTTATGAATAATACTGAGGCAGGGGCAATGGGATTCTCTCATACCTGGGTCAATCAACCTGTTACTCTTGAACTTGAAGGGATTGGTTCAGGTGTAGTTCATGTGACTGGCGTAAGTGGAGTTTTATATAATATTGTAAGTACGACTATTGGATTCCCCTCTTCTCAGGTCAGAATTAGACGTGGTTCTTTCATCACGTATGAAGGCAGGGTAAACCTCAAGGATGTATCTGGCAGTGATTTAAACAGAGCAACTTTTACCGCAACTATTGATGAGATTGGTTTGGTTGACCCTGCTATTGAAAGTTTGACTGTTAATTCAGGTGGCACAGTTTCAATAACAAATCAATCTGTCTATAAGTTCAATCAAGAGGCATCAACAAGTGACTACTACGTTGAGCACATATCTGGACCAGTTTTAGACTTTGGTGGCCCAACTGATGTTTATGGTGGATCACATAATGCCATCATAAGACAGAATCAAGACCAGATTATTGAGTTGGAAACAACTACACTTACCAATGATGACTATAAAATCATTAAGTCAGACACTGGTGCGACAGTAACTCAAGATACATCTTTGGGAACAGACCTTGGTGGTACAACGGCAATGGATGTATACCCAGGTTACAATTATGGTGAGTTTGATCTCAATGGTGTAACGATTATTGCTGATGTAAGATACAGAGGTAATGGAGCAGGAATTTGGAATACTGTTGCAGCAGGATTATCCCCAGGTGATTATCTGCATGCTCAATACGTAGGACATTCTGGGAATGGAACTGCACAGGTTCTGCATATAGATACTGCAAGTCAAATCATCTACATGAAAGGTGGGATGGTTTCTTGGAGTCAACATAGCTATGTAGATAAGGCATTATACAAAAGAGAGATACTGCCTGTTGAATCAATTCCAATGACAACAAATGAGGCAGTCTATAATTTTTACAATGTTGGTGGAGACCGATACAAAGTTTCTCATGTATCAGGTGAAGTAATAGACTTTGGTGGGCCAACTGATCGTTACGATCAAGGTTTTGAGACCACCTTGAGAATTGAGGCAACACAGACAGTTAGACTGCATCAGCAAGTTAAAGATGATTATGACAATATTATTTCAACTTCACTTTACGCAGGTGCTGCTCAAACACTCAAACTTACCAATGTTGAACCTTACGTTGAGACTCCAAAGTCAAATGGTACACTGACGCATACACAGAATGCTGGAGGAAACTTTTATCACTTTGATAATATTTCGTCAGCAGGAATGAATATTGGTGACACGGCATACATTACAGGTTTTGCTGCTGGCAACAAGGTACTGGACTTCAAGGCACCTATCACAAGCAAAGGTAGTGTTGAAGTAAGATTGCCTGACATGGCATTTGTCCCAGGTATTCAATCTGGTACAATGGGATACTCCAATGTTGTTGTCAAATTATACGGCATCTCACCTGCTAATACTGGTACCAATGATCATCTGAATACTACCTTTAACTTTGGTGAGTATACCTTTACTCCAACTGGTTCAAACAATGAGTATGAAATACAATATATCTCAGGTACAGAATTAAACTTTGGTAATGAGAATGAAGTTTATGGATCAGCAACTGCTGAGACGACTTACCTTGATCCTTCAGTAACACCTCAAGGTGGATCAGGTACAGCATTTTATCTTTATAGTGACTATGGTCCCTTTACTGGAACAATCACTGATATTGATTCTGCTGGACCAATCATCACAATCAATGAAGACATAACGGGTGCTTTCTTAACAACAGATGTTTCTGTTGTCAGACAAGCAGTGACTCAAACCTTTTCAGGTGCAGTTTCGCATCCATTTTATTTCCGTTTGGAAAATGATTCCCCAGGTGCGGCATGGGATCCAATCTCATTTGAATATCCATACTGGGCGATGGATGGAACTGTTTTTGCTGAGGCACAACATGAGATTGAGAGCCAACTGCCTATTGATGTAACTACTTGGAACTTTTACAATCCTCTTTACGATCAGGAACGCCATCCATCTGATTACGATGGAACAAACTTTAGAGACTGGAGAGATAATCCAACTACTATCTATGAACCTTATAGGTACAGATATGATGAGGTTGTAGCCACTAGTGAGATCCCTTCCATCTTAGATTTTTACTTCATGTTGGAAAGTGATAACCAAGACCATACAGGTGAATTAAAGTTACTGTTTGAAGATGGTTCAATCTGGTTAAAAGAAAGTTACCATGATGACTGGGCAGCAGCAGTTGATTATACTGAGGCCAATGGCGCAGTTCATATGCATCGTGATTGGTTTGCCTTTACTGAACCAACAATCGTATATCACAATAAAGATTTTGTCTCAGCAAATGTCCCTGTCTTTATACGAGACATGGGAGACTTTAGGCCAATCCCTGCTCCAACTATTGACATGGCGCCAAGTGTTGCCATGGAGTTACAGGAGGAGATACGTGGACATGGCATACCTTTGGATCCAACTGACTTCCATATCCTACCACTAAACATACCTCAAGACTTTGGTAATTTCCAAGAGGAATATCACTTATTTGCTGACATGGAAATGTTTGTTGTTACAGACTTGGGTGATTTCAATATTGAGGAAGAACTTAAAGTACCAGTTCCACTGTCTTATAATGTTGAGTTGATTATTGGTGTTGGAATATCTGAGATGGCAATCAAGTTGCCTCTTGGTAAGCAGTGCGGTAGGTTGGTCGCTGAAGATGCAACAGGTTTCTTTGAGCCATTGTATGAAAACCTTATTAACACACCTGAGTCTCACAAATCAGACTACTATCCAAAACAACTTACAATAACTGAGATGACAATGATCCAGGAGACCATGGAAGCATTGTTGTATGAGGATGGTGGGCAGTTGATTGGTGAGACTATGACACATGATTATGTCTCAGCCACGAATCCAGTTCTTGATGGATATATAAAGAATCATTGGTTCTTCCTTGAGAATGTAGATCAGGTTGAGAGAGGTGATGCAACTGATCCACTGCAGATTGGTGGATACTTTCCGAAATCAGTTACAGCATCCCGTGGCCAAGGGGTTGGATTCTTGGAAATGGAAGATACTGAATGCGGACAAATACCCATTGAGTATCACAAAGAGTTATATTCATTTGGTTGGAATGGACAAGTTTTATTTTCAGCAGATATAATCCAACCTATTGAATACACAATGTATGCCAATGTCGAAGTCCAACATGTTCTAGAACCTGTTGAACTTGAGACCCTCTACAAATCAAACATGCCTCCGATGACGATGCATGTTGATTATGAGAATAGAGTAGAAGATTACACTTTTATTCCATATGGACTTCAGTCAGATAACTTTGGTTATCATTATATGAATGAAGACCTATCTGGCTATGCGATTATCTTTGAGGATGGAGGTTACATCCTTGATGAGAAGATTCCAGAAGCAGTACGTTCAATCAGATATGATTGGGAGTTAGTAGATCGACAGTTTGTTGAGTATGGACGTGGTAGTGACTTCTCAAGGAGCATGAGAGGTTGGGGCATGACCCGAGACATGGGTGACTATGAACTTGACCTTTTAGATCCTCCAAGAACAGGTTTACTTGCACCAACAATGTTGATGCCAGGAATCGATGGTGGACCTCAAGCACAATGGTGGTTCCTAACAGAAGATGGAGATCATTATCTGATGGGTGAGAATGGTGAGGATAGGTTGGTTGATGAGACCCCATGGTGGGCAGTACAACCACATACCCCACGCCATGTCGAAATCGAAATTATCGCTGCTTTGCCTGAGTTGAAGCCACCTCTAAGAGAGACACCTTTCGACAATGCAGTTTCAGTTGGACCAATTAATATTACGTCTGACTTCCCAGAATTTGAAATGGTTGATCCATTTTTCTTTGATGCCACAGTCACAATGTCACAGGAAACTGAACTTGACTTGGCTGAGTTTCAAGTTGCCACTATTTGGTATAACTACCCACAGTCACCAGCATACAGATCATACGATCATGACTCTGACCTCAGAGCAATTTTAAATGGTGTCTACCCTGAACCAGTAGGTGGCGAACTACCTGCTGACATTGGTATAGCATTTATCAAACCTCTTGAACGAACGGCATTAAGTTTTGAGTTCATTGTAGACTACGATACTGCGACAATTTATACTTACTATGAGCCAGAAATCTTCCGTGTGGATGAAGACCTGCAGGTACGTGCAGTTGATGATCCGATTGAAGTTGAGCATTACCTTTTTGCCCCAACTGTCATGGTCAAGGCAAACATGGAACTGCCAAGACATCTGGAACTTGAACTTGATATGGATAACTCTGCCCTTGATGTCTTGGGTATTGTATTACCAATACATGAAGAGCATGATCCAGTCGTGGTTGGTTCACTTATCGCAGGTTCTGAGTTCTTGGAGCCAGATTATCAACATGAACTTCTTATTGATGTTGCACCTTTCATTATTGGTCAAACTGGTCAAGCACCTGAACTACTTGGATTTGTTACACAGATTCCGACCATTGACCTTGATCTTTCCTTTGAGACACTGGATTTTGATACTGATATTGTTGCCACTGCTGATGTATTCCCATACTCAGCAATCGATAGAGGTCCAAACTCATATGGTTTGACTCCATATGATGCCATCTGGACTCCGATTGGCGATACTGCATTGGTACAAAGGAGAGTTGACGTTAATGGTTCCAGGATAAACACCTACGACAGTTACCCAGTTGCCAAGCAACAGGACAGTGACTTTGCCGCAGCAAACAACTCATGGTCAGTTACAGCGATGTTTAATATTGAAAATATGTCAGGACTGTTTGACGGACAAAACAGAGGCAACTCAAATTTGAGTAAATGGGATCCAATGTGGGTTTGGTCTCAGGCACGTGAGAACGAAGGTCCTGGATTTCGATTTGGTGTTAACAACCGATTCATGGTTTTTGCTTATGGTGAACCAGATGCATCGAATACTTTTATTACTCGACTACAAATTGCCCCTGAGGAGGGTACCTGGGCTAACAAATATAGAACACGTATAAATGAATGGTATTCGATCACAATAACTTATAATGGAAAACATTGTGGTGCTGGTATCAATGAGTTTAGAGAAGATGATCCTGATACTGATTGGATTGAAGGCACTGACGATGATCCTCAGAATAATCAGTTCCGTTTCTACCTCACCGAACTCGAAACAGGTATGACTACCGAACTAAACACCAGTGCACATCCATTGACAGTAAATGCTGTTACCACTGCTGTACCTGAAGGATTTACCGTTGGCGCATCTGGTCCTGAGACCTTACGTTCCAGTTCCAATACAGGTTCATTCTCCACGTTTTATGAGCATAACATGAAAGTTGGTTTGATCGCAACTCACAACAAGGCATTGTCAATAAGAGAGATTGAAGGTACTTTCCCTGAGCGACGTTCAGGTTTTGCCCTTGACCCTGTGGGTTGGAAATACACTGAAGATTCTTCATTTGTCTATGTAAATGACGCAGGCACTATTGAGATAGAGGGTGTAATGGATCCAACCTTAGCACGTGTAAATGCTAACACTACACAGATTTGGCACTTTGGTGCTGGAAGAAATGATGGATTTGTTCAGCAAGGACTTGCAGGTATCCACTCAAGCATACCTGACAACCAACTTGTAGATAACACCGTGATGAATCCTTATGGTTTATTTTTAAATGGTGACAATACCACTAACTTTACAGTGGGCACAACTTATGGCATACACAAGGATACACCTGACTTTGGTGATCAGTTTCACTTATACGCAGGTGATATTTCCACAATCGAAAGAGATTGGTCAGATCCTTTTATTGCCAACAACCAGAATATCTCTGCAGGAGGTGCTTATACCTTTGCAGGGAATACATCTTCAGTGAAAACTGAATATGACTTTGAGCATACTGGCATAACTGCTGATGTTACTAACTTAGTGCCTTATGAGTTCTTTCCATTGGAAATCTCACCTACCGCAAACTTAGGTATACTTGCGTATGGTGATCCTTTGATGGGAGGAAATTCTGCCCTAAATAATAGTAACTCACAGATAGTGTTGAGTATAGATTACGACTGGTCAACTGTTGAATCTGAGATCGATAGGAGAGTAAAAGATCACAGGACAGTTGATGCTACTTTAGATGGAATACCTCTAAATGTCCTAGTATATGAGTTTACTGCAAATGCCATCACCGCAGACCCTGATGGTAGTATAATCTCAGATGTGAGTGCCCCAGGAAGGGGATCCGCATCGACTATGGACCTTGCACATACACTAAACACCACGTCATTAGGTAGAAAAGAAACTGAGATTTCTTCTGCTATAATACAATATGGCTATAGCCGAATGTTCACTCAAGGTGATAATGTTCGGTTGCATGGTTTGATTGTAGAAGAACCCTTACAGTTTATACTAGCCGAAGAAGATGATACCCCATTGATTACTGAGATATATGAAGGGGAAGAAGGTTTGGCTACTGAACTTGACGTCTTTATAATTGCAGAGGGTACATACGACACGATGATACTTGATTCAGAACTAGGTGGGGAACCTTTCTTTTTACAAACTGAAACGGGAACCGACCTTGACCTTGAACTTTTCGAGGATTATGGAGATAGCATTATCGCAGGGTATGACACTTTGCATGACTTTGTGCTGACGGAACGGCATGATACGGTTCAAAGTGATGATTGGATTTTGACCCATGATGGTCATACAATCGTCTCTGAAGATCCGATTCGTGCTACAGATTCTGAGATTATTTTAGACAGTATTAGTAATCCTAGGACGATTGCAGATATTGCCTTTGATGACTTTGAGAGGTTTGATACACATGATGGTGTGTCGACCTTAGATTAAACCCTAAATAAAAAGCAACATTTGATGCTTATACTTTTTTAACTTACAGGAGAATAAAATGCCTGCTATCGTAACGAATAAGTTCCGTATTCACAACTCGGAACAATTTCTGGAAGCATTCTCGGAAGCATCGGGAACTAACCAGTACATATTCATCGGTAAGGTGTCTCCTTGGGAAGAACATCAATCAGGTGGTGCCTGTGTCAATATCGACTCTGCCCCACCCTCCCCAACGGACACCGTAGAATCTACGGAGTATGCCCATTGGGACGACATGATCCTCGCTAAGAGATGTCTCTCTGGCGATGTTTCCCATGTTATCAATCGATACAACTGGACCACTGGAACAGTTTACGATCAGTTTGATTCCCAGGATGCATCCTTATATTCAAAACCTTTCTTTGTCGTCACTGAAGATTTTAACGTCTACAAGTGTATGTACAATGCTCACGGAGCACAATCCTCTGTAATGCCTTCTAGTATTAACACTACGGCAGGTGTTTCAGAAACTACAGCAGATGGTTATAAGTGGAAATACCTCTATACCATTACTGCTGCTGATGCTCTCAAGTTTATCACTACCTCTTTCGTACCAGTGCGCAGAGTAAGAACAGACGACTTTACCGTTCTTGGTTCTGCTTCAGGTGAGTTGGCTGATGACGGAACTAACCAGTGGGAAATCGAGAACAATTCTATTGACGGAGCAATCGATATAGTATTGCGTAACGCCAGTGGTAATGGTGCTGGATATCTCTTCTCAGATGCTGAGGTAAATTCCTCAACCTTGGGTGGAGCAACTCCTGACCTTACTCTTGATTTTACCAACTATGGTGGAGCCAATCCTACCCAGGATATCTTCACTGAAGGTTCCATGTATGTGTCGTCTTCAACCACTGCACAAGGTTTGCTAGCTAAAGTTGCTGCTCACAATGGTACCACTTTTACTCTGGAAGCAAATACAGGTAACTTTGGCTCCCAGACTGGTGATGCTGCTTATACTTTCGATACCACTGCTGCTCTACAGGCAGGTGATATCGTTAAGTTGGGTCCATCTGTTACCATTAATGGTGACGGAACTGGTGCCTTGGCTTATGCCGTTGGTTCAAACACCGACAGTATCACTGACATCGTTATCGCAGAGGTTGGGTCTGGCTACCACGTAGGTAACCTTACAATCACTCAAAACTCTTCGCAAACACCTACCACTGCAGCAGACTTTCGTCCTGTGTTGAGTCCAGTAGGTGGCCATGGTTACAACATGGTTGAGGAACTGTTTGGATACAACATTATGTTGAATGTACGTTTGGAAGGTTCAGAATCCAACACATTCACCGTATCTAACGATTTCCGTAAGATTGGTTTGATTCGTGATCCGATTCAAAATGCCGATGCCAATGCGTTGTTTACTTCAACTTTGGCTGACCAGTGCGTTAAGATTAAGATCGGTGCACAGATCGCAAGTTCAACTGATTACTATGTACCTGACCAAGAAGTTATTGGTTCATTGTCTGGTGCTAAGGCATTCGTAGTTGATTACAACAACACTGCTGATGCCAATACAGCAGGTACTCTTGGATCTGGTTCTGATCCACAAATATATCCGATGCTGAGGGTAACTGAGATTACTCGTGGTGCTAATGGCACTTTAGGTTGGGATGGTGTTTCCGGTTCTTTCCAAGTTGGCGAGAGAATTATGCGTATCACTGATACCGATCCTACTGGTGTAGCAACCGACCCAGTAACCGCAGCTAACGATGCGACTTCATCCAACGTGGTCATGGATCCACCTGACATGTTGAAGTATCGTGGGGATATTCTTTATGTTGAAAATCGCTCGCCTGTTTCAAGGGCAAGTGACCAGGTTGAAGATATCAAACTTATCGTTCAGTTCTAATCCATTGGGGCAGGTAACTGCCCCAGAATTAAGAGAAGTTACGGAATGCCAGTACAAGATTCACTTACATTTACATCTGCACCATATTATGATGATTTTAATGAGAAGAATGATTTTTATAGAGTTCTTTTTAGACCATCATATGCGGTACAGGCAAGAGAGTTAACTCAAAGTCAAACCATTTTACAGGATCAAATCACGAAACTGGCGAATACAACTTATGCCGATGGTGACCTGCTTTCAGGGGGTGGTGTTATAATTGACACGACCTTAGCATCAGTTAAGTTGGAGAACCAGTTTGATTCAATTGACCTTGAGGTAATTCAGTTCCAACATCAAGTAATAGAAGGTGCGTCGGATACAACTGGCACAGCACGGGCATACGTAGTAGGAGTTGTCCCTAGGGACGCAGATGACTACAACACTCTTATAGTTCGTTATTTGAACGATCACAAGTTTGGTGATGGTATTACGGTATCGACCGATGATGACTCGGTTCAGGCGACTACAGTTTCTGCAACAGGTCCATCTAAGATTCCAAATGCTTCAAATGTTGCGTCAATGGTTTCAGTTCAGGAATCCGTCATTTATATGTCTGGGTTCCTGAACTACGTACCAGAGCAATATTTGATACTTGAAAAATATTCATCGGAACCCTCATATTCAGTGGGTTTCTTTATTGATGAGATTATCGTCGATGAAAACGATGCTAATGCCAGTCCTGTACTGACGGGCACTGACATCGGCGAAACTCTTTTAGACCCTGCCAATGGTGCATACAACTACAATGCTCCAGGGGCAACAAGGTACCGACAAAAGTTGGTATTAGCAAAACGTGAGTATAACTCAGATAATGTATTTTTTGCTGAAGCCAATACCAAGTACCTTGAGTTATTCAGAATTGCAAATGGAGCAGTTAGTTCTTCTTTCAACTCAATCGACCCTGAGGATATTTTTAGGGATGATAGGGAAGAGTTTAGAGGGCAGATTAAACCTTTAACTTTATCCATAACAGAGAACAACGGAGTTGATGGTACAACTAACTCCTCGCAAGTTGCCGTTATCACAGGCAACAATACATTTTTTGATAAAGACTTTGCAGTTGGTGACATAGTTTATCTTAGTAACAAACAATACTACGGCAATGGCGTAGTAAGCACCAACGGGTCAGGTTTCGTGACAGGTAATGGTACTTCCTTCCAAACTGACTTTGTAGCAGATCAAAAAATATTTATCAATCATAAAAAATATGACATCGTCTCAGTCTCAAATGATACTTCACTCTATGTAGCAGGTCAAACTGAAAAATACATGACCAACCAACCTTACATTGTTGGTGCACTCTCACATGCTGAAGTTGTATCAATCGCATCCAATACACAAATGACATTGAATACTTTGGTTGGTGACGGGTCAGTACAGAATATAATAAACTCCAACACAGTTTCAGTCCACGTTGAGCCAGGGTTATTGCAATATGGTAATGCTATTGTTAATCACCAAAGGACAAAAACTGTTACTGTCAGAAAACCAAGAGACAAACAGTTTGTGGATGGAGTTACAGTTGGAAAAGAAGTCAAAAATTATTTCTTGGTTACAGGGGAAGAAGCACCAGGTGTCATTGATGTACAAAACATAGATCAGGTGATTTACTGCCATACTTGCCCAGTTCCAAATACTGCATCACAAACTCAGTTAAACTCCACTGTCATGGCGACTGCTAGGATTAGAGACTTTGTCCCAATCAATGTTAAAAATGTTGACCAAGGGTACAATGAATATGCAGTATCACTTTGGAATGTTAAACCAAGAACACTGGCAAATACTTTAGGTTATATTGCCAACAATAGTTTCCTTACGCTCAATGGGCCAACCGCAGCACTTGAGGATGCCTACAATGGTGTCACAATCGAGTTCACAAGTGGTAAGTTAAAAGGTCACCGAGCAAAAATCTTAAAATATTATCAGAACACGTCTTGTGATGTAGAGGAGTTACCCAATACACCTCTTGCAGATGATGGATATAGATTTATCTATCAGACAAAAGACGTAAAAGCAATATGCGTCCACAATGGTCTTGCTGTACCTACCAAATTCAGAGTTTCGGCAAACAATGGAGTGGACTCCTCAGGTGGATCCTATCTATTTTCCCAGAGTCAGGATTCCACGTTCTTGTATGAACTTCCTTACGAGGTTTCGACCTTAAAGGATGCCACAGGATCAACGAAGACTAGTTACAGAAGTCGTCGCATGAGGGAAGTCAATGTAACTGCTGCAGGTGGACAAGCAGCGAGTTTTACATTAGATTCAGGGACTGGGTTCACATTCACAGAATTTGATACCCAGACAGCAGCAGGACTGGACGCATCGCTCGCAAGAGAACTTTTTCAGGTATTTGTTACCACATCGCCTGATACAGCACAAACACCAACAGGTAACTCACTTACAATTTCATCCAATGTGGATATCGTTACCCTATCAGGTGGTGGTGCATCAGGAACAAAAGCACAACTTGCAACCTTCTTTGTTGGTGATGCTGGAGCATTGGCTTCAGGTGGTACCATTGCAGTCGTTTACACTGTTGAGACTGACAACCTTGGACCCAAATCAAAAACACTGATTGAAGGTGAAACCATTACTGTCATTGATCCAAATACACAACTTGGTGGTATTGATTCAGTTCAGACTATTGACGTCTCTCGAATCAAAGCAGTTATTGATACACAAGTTGATGCATCAGGCACGGTGTTAAGTTTAAGTGCTGCAGATCTTGAAGCAGCAGCACAGGGGTCGTCACTGACTGGAGCGAATACTATTTACGTTACAGAAAATTACGAGATACACACAGGACAAGAGGACAACTACTACGGTCATGGTGGAGTAAGATTGGTTGGGCCACCACCCACGGGTCAAATCGGAATCGTGTTTGACTATTGGGCACACGGTGATTTGAATGGTGGAGACTTTTTCTCAATCGACTCATATCCAACTACAATGAAAAAGGAAGAAATACCTTCCTACACGACCTCAGCAGGCAAGGTAATCAACCTTGGAAATGCGATTGACTTTAGACCAACAGTACAAAATTTGGGCATTGACTCAGGTGTACAAAATACAAGTTCAGTTGCTGATAACAATATTGATAACTATGGTGAGATTTGGACCAATGAAGTAAAAAGGTTCCCAACTGCTGATGGCGGTATCTCAATGAGTCTTGGGTACTATACTAACAGAACAGACACGGTCGTTGTTGATACGGAAAAAGATATTGAGTTACTTACAGGCATTGCATCATCCTCACCAAGTGCTCCAAATCTAAGAAAAGAACATTTGGAACTTGTTGATATTATGTGTGCCCCATACGTATATGATGTCTTGGATGTTAGACTTAAACCTGAGTTTGCAGAGTTCAATGAATTTTATGACATGACTGTAAACTTTGCTGAGTCAAACAACAAAGGGTTGCCAGAAATACTTGGTAGACCTCAACCAGTTGTTTTCCAAGCATTTGATAACTTTGAAGGACACTCTAAAGCAGATATACAGAATCCTGATTATGCCGCAGCGATTGATCCATATGAAAATATTCTGAGACCAGCAATCATCACAACCAACTGGGATATGAACTATTCACCGATTGGTTCTAAGAATGTTGATAGTTATAGTTCACTAGTGACTGCTGAAGCCATCACTTCAAATACTGCATATACACAACCTTTTTACACGGCCAAGATACCAATCAACCCTTTTGGTCGCAGTCAGTTTAGAGGCACTATGCAGATTTCACCTCAGTATGCCAACTGGTTTGATACTGATATTTCCCCAATCATTAATATTAATATGATTGGTGAGAATGATGGTTTCTTTAAGTCATCAGTTCCATATAAGAATATTTTTACAAATATGCATGAGAACTATTGGTATGGAGTTCATTCAAAAAGAGATATATTTGGTAAGAAGTCCTCACGACAATATCAGAACTTTGGGGCACAGATTAATCAAGTGCTCCCACCAATGCAGTTTAGAGAGCAGTTGACGCCAAACCTGTCAAGGGACTTGTCGGTGGCACCATACTTAAATGCAGATACAATATATTTTAGTGCAAAGGGAATGAAAGGTTTCGCCAATCTGTACATGTACTTTGATAATGAAAGGGTTGATACAAGGTTTGTACAGTTCACCAAAAAGATTACATTTGAAGATGCAGAAATTTCATCAGGTGCATATCAGGTAGGTGAGACAGTCAGACAAACTGTTGGACTTGAGACTGCACTGGGACAGATTGTCTTGGTGATGAAGCCAACACCTGAACGAACTCAAATACATATCATACAAACAAGTGCACAGGACTTTAGTACAGCATCAGTTGATACAGTTGATGGTGTTACCTCAAATGCAAGAGGAAATATATTTACGATTGAGGAAGCACCAACTACACTTTTTGCTGATCAATATGGCATGGTATCAGGTGCGTTTACGATACCAGCAGGTAGGTTTACTGCGACAGACAAACTTCTCAGAATCACTGATGCAGATGATAATGATCCAAATGCAAATGAATCAACTTTTTCTGAGTCAATATACTACGGCAAACCTGTTGCGCCATCTGATAAGACTACAAGACAAACCATAGCCAGAAGATCTGACAACGATGATCCAACTGTCTATTACACTGAATATGATCGTTCCAAAAAATCAACGAACTTTTTGCGTGAGTTTGGACAAGAAATTTATGTTGACCCATCTGCATTTCCAAAAGGATTATTCTTAACAGGTGGTTTGGTTTATGTTGCAAACAATGACTCCGAGGCCAACACGGGTGCTCCATTAAAGATTGGAATCAAACCGATTGTTGATGGTTTCCCAAGTCCTTCAGAGATATTACCATTCTCAGAGGTCATTATTCAGGCAACTGAGGTTAATGCAACCGCAACCCCCGATACAGAAAATGCTGAAACTCAAACTTCATGGTTATTCTCAAACCCAGTATTCCTGTCACCAGGAAAGTCATATGTGTTGACCTTTGATACAGATAATCCAGAGTATCAACTGCACATGGCAAGGGTTGGTGAGTCACTGACAAATGAAGACCATAGGGTGCCAAGATTTAAATACTTCCCAGGATTGTGGAGAACAAACAACCATGGGGTTTGGAAGAGAGACGACAAGACAATGCTTTGCTTAGATTTACATAGAGCAAAGTTTTACAACACACAAAACTCTGCTGCTTTCTTCAACATCAAAGAGTTCCCATCCTCTAACGTGGCGTATGATTCATTCTACTTGAGAGCACCACACATGTCCTTTGGCAATGTGGCGCAACCTGAGTTTACATACAAGTCCACGACAGTCTCAGGTTCTGATCTGGAGTTTAAATCATTTAAGCCAAATCAGAATTATGACTTTTCAATATTTGGAAGAGTGGGACAACAAAGAGTTATGACTGATGATGCAAATACTATGACAATCAATGTCAGTATGTATACGGATGATGAATACGTATCACCAGTTTTAGATAAAGATCAGATGCAACTGATCACGGTCGAAAATATAATAAATAACCTTGAACTTACCAATGATGCTTTTATCATCGAGGAGCCAGGGTTTGGATATGATTATGATACGACTGCTACAGGAAATACAAATGCGACTATAACAATCTCAGGTGGTGCGATATATGCAAATGGTACTGAGCAAGGGCAAGCATCTTTGATAATGGGTCCAGGTGGACGTATTGTTGATATTGTTCTAAGTGATCCAGGATCATTGTATACAGGAAATGTTGCAGTAACGATTACGAATAAAACTGGTGCAACACCTCCAACTACTGATGCAATCATAAGAGTCAAAAGTGAAACTGACCCATACCTTGGTAATGCTGGATCAAGATACATCTCAAAGGTTTATGATGTTGGTACCACTGCAAAAGGAATCAAGGTTCTTGCAGAGGGTGTAAGACCAGGTGGAACAGATATTTTAGTTTACTTTAGAGCAACATCAGGTTTCTCATCGAGGAAACTCCAAGATGAATTTTACCAGATGTTACCAGGAACACAAAATAGCAATGTGTTTGGTGATGGTATGACGGTCTTTGGATGGCAGACAGCAGATGACTTTTTACTGAGAGACGAATATCAAATCGTATATGATACATTCTCAAGTTTTCAAATTAAGGTTGTCTTTATATCATCTGATTCATCGACAGTTCCTTATCTCAAAAACATGAGAATTTTTGCTTACTCATAAGGTGTAAATGGCCAATACAGACAACAGCAATAATAGCATAGCAAATACTTTAGATCCGATTGTAGAAATATCTCAAGCAGATACTCTTGATTTCTTTAGGTTACAATTCAATACCTTAGCAAATCTTGTAAACATCTCAATCACGGATCAGGATGTTGCTAACCTCGATCATAGGCTAGCAGGTGGAAACCTTTTCTTTGGGAATACTTTCGTAATGAGAGGACCAAGTGGTTCGTTTGCTGCTGGTGACATTACTTGTAACAATATTATAATGACAGGTGATATCACAGGTACCATTAATTATATTGCTGATGACGACAACTCAACAATGATTAAGTTGGATGGCGCAGATCCACTGATTGATGATGAAACAATAAAATTTTATGCAGGTGGTATTGCAAATGGTGAAGTCGCTACGATGAATAGTGAGGTCACTATTATCAATACCAAACTGGATCTATCAGGCGATGCTAATACAGCAGGTACACTTTATGTTAATGGACCAGCAGATATTAGAGGCAACACAACCTTTTTTGGGCCAGTGTCACTGCCTCAAATCGCAGAATCAAATACAGCAGGTCTTGAAGGACAAATAAGACTCAATACTGATACTGATGTAGTACAAGTTTACGACACCGCAAATGGATGGGCCAATGTGGCAGGTGATCTTGGGAACCTGGCCAGTGTAGATTTATCTACGGCACCTCAGAATCAAGAGGTTCTCACTTGGGATGGGAGCAAATGGATTGCTCAAGTTGTTACACCTGTCGGCACTTCAGGTATTGGAGACCTAGCAGACATTGATCTCGCTACCACTGCACCTCAATCTGGTGATAGGTTAAGGTATGATGGTACAATGTTTGTTCCTTCTCAGATACAATTTGATGAGATAGTTGATGTCGATTTATTCTCACTCGCACCCACGGATGGGCAGGTGTTACACTTTGTTGCGGCAAACAATACTTGGGTACCAAATACCGTAGCAAATACATCGCTAAAAGAGTTAAACCTATCAGGCAATACAGTAACTGCCAAACGTAATGATGATTCGGTTATAACAATGGACATGTCTCCATTGTTCCAGACCATTACACAGTTTGCTGATGTACATACATCTGGATTAACGAATGCATCTATTCTTATTTACGATAGTGACTTAGCAAAATGGGTTGCAGGGCAAGAGACAGCAGCAGCAAATACTTCGACTGCATCAGGTGCTCTTGGATCACCAACCTCTGCAAAGGCCAATACAGTCACTTATTACAGAGCAGATGGTACATTCTACGATGTAAACTTAACAAACTTATTAACAGGGATTGATAAACTCGGTAATGTCGACTCGACGGGAGTTACCCACCACCAGGTCCTACAATGGGAATCCGCAGAAAGTATGTGGAAGCCAGGAGATGTAGTAGCGACGAATGTTGATTTGTCAACAAATATGCTTACCGAGTTGTCAGACGTTGACTTACCTGCCGTAAGTGCTCTGACAGACAAATATGTATTAAAGTGGGATGCCACAGCAACCAAATGGACAGCACAAGAAGATTTAAATGACCCTTCACTGCATGGCATTGGAATAATGGCGGATGTAGATACATCCAACACGGCATCACCTACACAAGATTTATACCTTAGATGGAACCCAACCAACTCAAGTTGGTATGCAGATCAATGGTCTGCGAATGATGTGCCTGAGTTGAGACATCTACCGGATGTTAATATTGGATATCCTTATGTAGATCATCCCAACCATGGGCAGGTTCTAAAATGGAACTCAATCAACTTGGCATGGGAGCCAGCAGATGATGCTCTAACTGAGATCGGAACTTTTGGGTTGGATCGCCTTGCTGATGTTGATATCATTACAACTGCGCCAACTGATGGACAGATACTAAAGTTTGAGTCAGCAACAGGAAACTTTATTCCATCAGATGATACCTCATACCTTGCTATCCTTGACACAGTTCTCTTGGATGCAATGAATGATGTAGACACAGTAACAAATGGTAAAGATGTTGGTGATGTACTTAGATGGGATGGCACATTGTGGCAAGCACATACAATGCCACTTGCTCCCAATACAGTCAATGATATACCAGATGTATCAAGCACAGCACCAACTGCAGGACAAATATTAAAGTATGATGGAACTGAATGGCAAATGGCTGATGAGTATGAATATACTCTTGACCTCACGTCATCAAGTATTTTTGAGTTATCTGATGTAACCATGGGGTCAACTCCTCAGGTCAACTCCCAACTTATTTGGGATGGGACAGCATGGGTGCCTCAGGCAGTTCCAGTTATACCTACAGAACTTGATGACCTTAGCAATGTTGCTTCAACTACTCCAACAACAGGGCAAGTCCTAAAATGGTCAGGCAGTGATTGGTATCCTGAAGATGAAGCAGGAGCAGGGTCAGTAACAGATTTAAACAATCACACAATCGATGAACTCAGTGATGTCCTAAATTATGGTAGTGCACAAGTAAATGATGTGCTAACTTGGAATGGGACTCAATGGGGTGCCGCAAGTGCAGCATCAACGATTGATACAAAAGCATTGCAAGATGTTGAAGAAAATTCAACTGCAGTTGATGAGCAAGTGCTTGCTTTCAATGATTCAACAAGCAAGTATGAACCTACGAACATTTCAAGTTTATTGAGAGCACCTGTCACAACTATCGCTTCCTCAACTGGAAGTGCTGGTGACAAAGCAGGAAATATAGCAATGGATGCAAATTACTTATACCTTTGCACCGCAGATTATGATGGATCAAGTGATATTTGGAAAAGAATAAGTTTCGCAGGGGCGATGGCTCTTGAATCAGGGGACAACAACTGGTAATAGGATAAAATGGCAGGATACACAAATCTAACAGATATTACACAGATAGAAACTACCAATACGTTCGATGATTGGAGAGTATTAACAAACCAAACCATCGCAAGGGTGAATAATGCCTCAGCAAGTAATACTAATGGGCATGCAGGATATGATGAAATAACAAATCGTATAGTGGTAAGAGATAACACTGCTAGTTTTTCTACCAATAATGTTACTGCTAATAACCTTACGGCAAATCAATCAAACTACTTTTTTGCCAATGGTGAGACCCTGCATGGTAATACGGTAATCACAAATAGTGGTTTTTATGTCAATGCTGATCCAGTAACAGACCCTTCAGGTCTGCGATCAGTAGTTATGAGAACAACTGATGCATTTTTGATGCCAGTTGGAAATACCCAAGAGGAGCCAGTCAATGGTGAAATGGGTATGATGAGATTTAACACTGATACTCTTCAGTTGATGTACTACAACCCATCGACTGCAAGTTTCTTGGGTATTGGTGGTGCTCAGATGTCCGACCGTGACCAGGATACGATTGTCAATGTTGAAGGTGCTCCAGGAACTGATGAAGACACAATCAACTTCTACGTTGGTAATACTGGTGACACATTTCCCGTAATGACATTAAATGCCGTACTCTCAAATACTTCTATTAATGCTACATTCCGTGATCACGTAAGATTTGAAAAAGACATTACCATCACAGGTAACCTTACTGTCCTTGGTCAACAATTATCGATTGACGCAACTACACTTGCTATTGAGGACAAACTGATCAACCTTGGTATGAACTATGGTCTAAGAAATGGTGTCAATGTATCTCAAAATGGCGCCAATCCTAAGTTTACAATGCCTGTTGATGGAACAACAAACATACAAATACCTCACTCATTGCAACTTGATGACCTTATTTGGGTTACCAATATCAATGATGTTCATAACTTACCTGAGGGTATATACAAAGTTGAATCAATCGATGGACTATTTGAGTTTACACTTGAAAATGTAGATGGGTCAGCGATTGGTGTTATTGTAGGTTCATCCTCACCTCAAGCATCTTGGTCTGGTCCACAATCAGATGATGCTGTATCAGGTGGTGGTTTTATTCTTCCAGGTAATACCGAGCATAGTTTAAAGTGGGATGACGGCAATCAATATTTCACAATGTCTGATGGTTTGTATATTGCAAACACAAACGCATTGGTACTACCAAATGGTAATACATCCCAACGTCCATCCCAAAGTCTCTCAACAGGAAATACTGAAACAGACGCAGTAGGTGACTACCTTGGCTCAATCCGATTCAACAATGAGTTGAACACTTTTGAAGGTTTGATTGAAGGACCAGGTGGCACAGGTTTTAAGACATGGGTTGACTTTAGAGGCATGATTGACAATGACAATGGTGCTGATACCTTTATCAATGTCTATGGATCAAACACAGTCCCAACTGCCTTAACTTCATCAGCAGGTCACACACTTGATGATATAGTTTTTGTCGCAAGTGGAACTGAGAGATTCTTTATTGACAAACTGGGATATGCAAAGTTTTCATCCAACAGTGGTTTGACCATACCTCGAGGTACGACAGCAGAACAACCACAGTTCCCTTCAACTGATGTTGGCACAGATGATGCAACAGGTGAGGGTATGGAACTTGGTATGATTCGTTTCAACACTGATGAGAATATCTATGAGGGTGTTATTGCTGATAGCACAAGCACTGATAGTTTACGTTGGGTTCCGATTGGCCATGGTGGTTATATGGATACCTTTGGAGGAAGTGCAAACAATACTTTCCTCTCAGTTGTTGGTAATGACGCAGATGGAACAGCAGTTGGACCAGCAGGCAATCATGTCGACATAAGTGGTGGTACTGATAATCATACGCATGATGACTTTATTGTTGTCACCAATGGTACAAAAAGACTTTTTATTGACTCAACTGGCTGGGCATCTTTTACTTCAAACTCTACTTTGGGACTGCCCCGTGGTACATCTGCACAACGACCAACGACTGTTGGAGCAGGACTTGATGCAGGTCATATAAGATTTAACACATCCATAAACTCCTATGAAGGAGTCCTGCTTGATGGCACAACTTGGGCAGGTTTGGGAGGAGTTGTTGACTCCGCAGATGGTGGGGATACCTTTTTAAACGTATACGGTAACCCAACAGACCCAACTGGCATTCTACCATCAGGGGGTCATACACTTAATGATATGATTTTTGTAACCAATAGTGTCAAACGTATGCATATTGACGCAAATGGTTACGTTCAAATCGTTGGTAACAATGCAACCGTAGTTATACCAAAGGGTACAACTGCTGAGAGACCTGCTGATGCCGATCATGGTAAAGAGGCAGGTGGTATAAGATTCAACACTGACCTGAATAGTTATGAAGGGGTTCTGGCAGACGGAACAACTTGGGCAGGTCTTGGAGGTGTTGTTGATGCTGCAGATGGTTCTGATACATTTATCTCAGTTTACGGTCATGCAACAAACCCAACTGCGATTACGGCAGATTCCGATCATACTCTGAATGATATAGTTTTCACAACTGACGGCACGCACCGCATGACAGTGGATCGCGCAGGTAACGTAGTAATATCATCTGATGGAACAACCTTTATTGGTGATTCTAAACTCCATGTCATTGGAGGTACACAAGGTTTACATGTTACTGCCAATGTCAAGTTTGATGACAGACTTACAACTGATGATCATGTTGAATTCAATTCGACTCTAAATACTGATGGAGCAGTTACGTTTGGATCAACTCTTGGAGTTACAGGGATTGCTACTTTCGCTGCTCATGTTGACATGGACTCCTCTATGACAGTTGATGGAACTGCGCAGATGTTGGGTACTACGAAAATTAAAGCAGATAACACTTCTGCTCAGTATAGAATGTTGAGATGTACTAATGCTGATGGTACGACTGAATGGGTCGATTTTGGAGTGTTTAACTCTGCAGGAACCAGAGTATTTTAAATGACCAGACCTTTAGTAAATCCCGTAAGTGAAACCGCAGGTGAACTTACTTCAGGGATGAATATCGGTGTCGGTGGACAATTTCAGTTACGTGAGATGTCTGACACTGAGATCAAAAACAAATTTGCCAGACTATTAATGGGATTTTGGGCCAGCCAGAATAATGGTAGAGGTGCTATCTCATTAAGGACTGATCATGCTGGCAATCGTGGAACTTGGATCATGCGATTCCGTAATGATGCAAGTGCATCCCACCCTGTTTCCACAACCAACTTTGCTCAATCCAATTATAGCCTAGATCAAGACGAGAATAACAAAACAACCAATCAGGCAGATGCTGTAAACTTACGTCCTGTTTGTAGAACAACTGGTGCGTCATTTCAAGAGATGACTGATACTCAGTTGGAGACTGACATTATACGTTGTTGCAAAGAGGAGTTTGTTAACAATCAATACCCACTAGGTGGTTATCATATGGGTACATCAAACCCAGATGGTGATACATGGGTTAGCAGAGGTTCATTCGTCAACAAGCATAGATATTATGGTGGCACTTCTTCTGAGACTATTCACCTAAGACAAAAAACAAATGTTGTTGGTGGTGGTACTTATTATGGTGAGTCAGGTAAAAAACCTATGAGAGCATTTGATGGTACTCCAAAGGGATTGATTGAGATGGATAATAATGCCATCAGAGCATGCTACCAAAACTATGGTAATGCTATGATGGGAGGACTTACAGGCACCAACTTTGGTGAGTACAGAGTCACGGCAGGCACTACTGCTCCCGCATCAGGTACATGGGTTGCTTGCGGTACCTGGACTGAGAAATTTGCTACAGTTTCTCAATATACATATTCGCAAGGATATACTGGATACTATTCTCAAGGTTACACTGGATCATATACCAGAATATTTGGTGGATCAGTCCAAGGTGTTTACCAGCATACGTACTCAAGTGGATATACGGGTTTATATTCAAATCACTACAATGGTTTGACAGTCAACCCAAATGGTGGCAATAATGGTGCGCATAGGCAAGCACCTAATAATGATTATGAAACACAGGCGTATACATTTTGGAAAAGAATAGGATAACCTACCCCAAAGATCACCCTGCATATAAAAAGATAGATGAGGTGATGTATCAACATTGGAAGATGCATAGATCTGTTATGCGTCCCAATGATCAATTCATTCAAGATATTCTAAATACCTTGAACACTCCAACCAAATAAATTATGACAGTTGATATTGAATTAGCACAATCAGAGAAAGGTTCTTCTTTCCCCAAGGGAACCATTGTTGAAGCCATATGGCAAGAGGGTAAAAATCATGTCAATATTATTTTCGAGCAAGAGGGTAGTACTGATAAGATAGGAATCGTTGCAGGCAAAGGCACTGAGCAGTGGGATGAGTTTTTTGGCATCCATACTGAAGAAGAGGTAGACAAGTGGACTGC